CTCCAAGATTTCCGACGGCGAAGTATTCGGACTCAAGACGAACAACTCCAAACTCCGCGGCGTGCAACTGGACCTCAAACTCGTCGAGGCCGACCAAGTCATTTCGCCGGTCGGCTACCTGACCGAGAACGACGTTGACGGCGTGCGTTTCGACGAGGACGGCAACGTCACCGACTACTGGGTTGCGAGGTCTCACCCCGGATCGCTGCTGCCGGGATTCACGCTGGACGGCCAGTGGATCGACTCGGATTATGTCTGCCACTGGTATCACGCCACCCGACCAGGCCAGCACCGCGGTGTGCCGGAGATCGCCCCTTCGCTAGAGCTGTTCGCCCTTCTGCGGCGTTACACGCTCGCGGTGGTGACGGCGGCCGAGACGGCCGCCAGTTTCGCCGCGATCTTGAAAACGACCATGCCGGCCGACGGGTCCGGTGCCGCGAGTCTCTCCACCCTCGAGACGATGCCGATCGTCCGCGGGATGGCGATCGCCGCCCCCGACGGGTGGGAGCCGGTCCAGATGCGGGCCGAGCACCCGACCTCGTCGCACGACGCATTCGTGCGTCGGATGCTCAACGAGATCGCCCGGTCGCTGGATATGCCGTACATCGTCGCCGCGATGGATTCGTCTACCGCGAACTACTCGTCGATGCGTGGCGACTACCTCGTGTATCGCAAGCGGATCGCCGTCGAGCGGTCGGACATGGAACGGGTGTTCCTCGACCCGCTGCTCATGTCGTGGCTCGACGAGGCCGTGACCGCCGGCATCCTCCCGCGTGGTCTCCCGCCGTTCGCCACATGGAACTGGACGTGGACGTGGGACGGGTTTGAACACGTCGATCCACTCAAGGAAGCCGACGCCGACGCCGCAATGATCGGCAGCAACATGGCGAGTCTCGCCGAAGTCTGTGCCAAGCGTGGCCGCGACTGGCGGATCGTGCTGCGGCAGCGGGCGATTGAGAAGTCGATGGAGCGTGAGCTTGGCGTTGACGCCCAACCGGCGGCAATGGCCGCCGAGGACGACGAGGACGGCATCGAGGCCGCCGACGGCTACCGGCCCCCGCAAGCCGCTCGTGACGCGGCCCGTCGCGGTCTTGAGTTGCGACGCGAGTACGGGCGTGGCGGCACGGCGATCGGCGTGGCTCGTGCCCGTGACATTGCCAACGGCCGATCGCTGTCGCTCGACACGATCGGGCGGATGGTGAGTTACTTCGCACGCCACGAAGTTGATAAGCAAGGCCAAGGGTGGTCGGAGGGCGAGGACGGCTACCCGTCGGCCGGCAAGATTGCGTGGCTGTTGTGGGGCGGTGACGCCGGCCGTTCGTGGGCCGAAGGCGTCTACAAGCGAGAAACCGAGGACGCCAACTCATGAGCAATCGCATCGAACTGTCAGCGGCCCTCAACGTGCAAGCGGCCGACGAGGCCGCTGTGCCGACGTTTGAGTTGGTGGCCTACACCGGGGCGTCGATCCGCCAGGGCTGGTCGAGAAACCCGCTGGTGGTGGACCTCGCACACATGGACGCTTCGCGTCCGATCCCGATTCTCTACGCCCACGGCAAGGAGATGCCGCTGCTCGACAGCGTGATCGGCAAGAGTCTTGAAGCCACCAACGACGGCAACCAGCTCATGCTCCGCGGGGAACTGATCCGCGGCACGCCAGCGGCCGACAAGCTCATCGCTCTCGCGAAGGCCGGGGTGCCGCTGCAAGCGAGCATCGGTGCCGACGTGGGCTCAATCGAAAACATCGCCGCGGGAGCAAGCGTGGCCGTCAACGGTCGCGAGTTCCCTGGCCCAATCAGCGTTGCTCGTGGAGCGGTTCTCCGCGAGACGAGTGTGGTCCTGTTCGGTGCGGACTCTGCAACGTCCGCGGCTATCGCCGCCGAGGCGAATGAGGTTTCCACTATGAGCGAGCAGCTCAACGAGAAGCCCGTCGAGGCCGCCGTGCCAACGACGGAAGCCACGGCGATTGTCGCCGCGGACCAGAAGGTGATTGCCGGCAACGACGGTGCCAACACCGTTGACGCCGAGGCCGTCGCCAACATCGTGCTGGAACGGCTCCGTGCCGACCGGCTCGCCGAGGTGCGTGCCGAGCGGCCCAAGGCTCCGGCTGCCCACGTCGTGGACGCTTCGGCGGCTCATGACCCGCGGGTGATCGAAGCGGCTCTCTGCCTCAACGGCGGACTCGGCAACGTCGAGAAGGTCTTCGACCAGAAGACCCTCGAGGCGGCTGACCGTCGGCGTGGCAGCACGTCGCTGCAGGAGGTGCTCGTCGAGGCCGCCCGTGCCAACGGGTATCACGGCCCCGCCCGCGTCTCGGCTGGCAACGTGCGGGAGGTTCTTGCGAGTGGTTTCGCCACTCACTCGATCTCCAACGTGCTCGCCGCGACCTACGGCAAGTTCTTGCTCCAGGGCTACACCGCTGTCGAAGCGGCGTGGGACCAGATCGCGTCGATCCGCAGCGTCAGTGACTACAAGACGGTCACCGGCGTGCGGCTCAACGGCGGTTTCGATTTCGAGGACGTTGGACCTTCCGGCGAACTGAAGTCGGCCGACGCTTCGGACGAGACGCGGACGATCCGGGCCAAGCTGACCGGCCGTATGAGTTCGATCACGATGGTCGACATCGTGAACGACGACCTCGGTGCTCTGACCCAAGTGCCTGCCAGGTTGGGGAGAGGGGCCGCGGTCAAGCTCAACAAGGATTTCTGGACAGAGTTCCAGGCGTCCAACTCGTCGTTCTACCGGGCTGAGTCGGCCGCGGCCGGCAACGCCCTGCAGATTTCGTCCCTGCGGACGGCGGTGGCTTCCTACCGGAAGTTGACCGACCCCGACGGCAACCCGCTCGGCATCACGCCGCAGCTCCTGCTCGTCCCGCCGGAGCTGGAGATGACGGCCGAGGAGCTGATGGGCTCGTCGGTGCTCATCACCGGAGAGAACGCGACTCGCGGAAATGTGAACGTGTTCGCCGGTCGGTTCCGCGTGGTCTCCAGTGCGTACCTCACCAGCGGTACGACCTGGTGGCTCATGGCGAACCCGGCCGAACTGCCGGCGATGGAAGTCGCGTTCCTCAACGGCCAGCGGCTGCCGACGGTGCAGCAGGCCGAGGCGGACTTCAACATGCTCGGCATCCAGGTTCGCGGTCACTTCAGCTACGGCGTTGCCAAGGCCGAAGCCCGCGGTGCCTACCGGATGGCGACTGCCTGATAAGTGACGTGAAAATCGTTCCCGGCCGGCGGGCCAAAAACCCGCCGGCCGGGGTAACAAACAACAACCACCCTGTTTTGAAAGGTTTCTCCAAATGGCTTCTTATCGTAGTGATGGCGACAAGCTCGATTACACGCCGGCTTCCGCCGTGGCAGCGGGCGACATCGTTGTCCTGGGCTCCCTCGTGACACTCGCCGACCGGGCGATTGCCGCGAACGAACTCGGTGCGGTGCTGACCAACGGCATCGTGACCGGCCCGTGCGGCACTGGCGCAACCGGTGCTCAAGGCGACGCGATCAAGTGGTATTCGGTCTCTGGCGTGTTTCACGCCACGACCGGCACCAACTGCGGTTACCTCGCCCGTGCCCGTGCTGCTGCCGACACGACCGTGTCGGTGCTCCTCTGGCCGGGTTCGTGATCGACCCCACGCAAGGGGGCGGGTGCGGCCAGCTACCGGCCGTGCCCGCCCCTCTCGCACCTGGTGACTCATGCGTGACGTGATCGCCATCGGCTTGTGGCACCAATGTGAACATGATGCAAGACCTCATAGCAAAGGGCGTGACGTGGTTTGAGGAGCAACGCAAGCTCCACATGGCCGTGAACGTCGAGTACCGTGCTCTTGGGTCGCTCATTCCATCCGTGGTGCCGGCGACGATCGGCGGGTCGCGGTTTGAGGCTGCCGATGCCGCCGGACAGATCATCCGGTACGAGACCCGCGACTATTTCATTGGCGTATCGGATTGGCCGGACGCCCCGGTGCGTGGCGACCGCATCACCGAGACCGACGCAAGCGGCGTCAAGCGGGTGTACGAAGTCGCGTTGCCGGCTGGTGCCGGCAACCCGTGGCAGTGGGGCGACCGCTCCCAGCGGGTGCGAAGGATTCACACGACCTTTGTGGGAGTGACGGCATGACCCCTCGAGGATCGTGGCCCCGCGGTGGTGTGCGGACGCGGCTGCCGGTGGTGTTCCATAAAAAGTCGTCTGTGTCTACGCACCCCGATGCTTCTGCGTGGCAAACGAGAGTTTTGTCTAACGGCGGTTCAGTCAGTGCCACAACATTGAGTGCGGTCTCTGATTTTTGCGGCAGAATAGACGCGGCATCGCTACGCGACCGCTTCTACCGGCTCAATCTCTTCTGCGGCTCAAATCTCAACGCCGCACTGGTGCCGCTCTATCGGGGGCCTTCGCTTGGCGGGACGCAGTATGGCGGGGCGACTGAT